ATATTTGACTTTATAATTGAACCAAAGAAAAATAGATACAACAATACTACAAAGGTTGGTGATAAAGATCTCATATTAAATACAGAGATATTTAACCACCAATATGTTAGTAGAGAAGCAATTGTAAAGCAATTACCTCTAGCTGTTAAAACAAAAATACAAGTAGGTGACGAAGTAATAGTTCATCACAATGTATTTAGAAGATGGCATAATGTCAAAGGTGAGGAAAAGAACAGCAGGAGTTATATAGATGAAAACACTTATTGCGTTAGAGAGGATCAGATATTCTCCTACAAGCGAGATGATAAGTGGTTAGCTACTGAGGGTTTTTGCTTTGTAAAGCCCATACATCACGACGATGACTTTACAATTGAAAAAGAAAAACCATTAATGGGTGTAATGAAGCACATAGATAAAAACCTATTGCAATTTAACATTAAAGAAGGGGATTTAGTTGGCTTTACGCCTAACAGTGAATACGAGTTTATCGTAGATGGTGAAAAACTTTATAGGGTTTTAACCAAAGAAATTTCAATCAAGTATGAATATCAAGGAAACGAAAAAGAATATAATCCTAGCTGGACAAATAGCGGTTGAGGAATTAATTAAAGTAGCCAAGGAAGCAATAGTAGACTCAGATGAGGATATATCAGCAGATAGGTTAAAGAATGCAGCAGCGACTAAGAAACTAGCCATATTTGATGCATTTGAAATACTTAAGAGAATAGAGGAGGAGGATAACATCTTAGAGAACAAAATACCAGTTGATACTGAGAAAGATGTTTCATTTGGTGGATTTGCAGAGAGAAGATCTAAATAATGTACGAACAGACTTTACTAAAGGTTATAGAGCCTATAAAAAAGAGTACAATTTCCAGGTTAAACAAAACCAAGAAATGGGAATACGGTTATAACAAAGAACACGATGTTATTGTTATAAGCAAAACTGGTAAAATAGGTGATATATATGAGATACAGAATCTTAAAATAGCTCTACCTAAATCAGATAAAATAGTAAAGTTTAAAAGTAATACGTGGGAGGTAACTCCTTATCCAAAAGAACTAGGTAGAATAAAAACAATATTTGATTGGAAAGAATATCCAGCGGATTTTAAAGAAAAATACATAGAATACATAGAGGATGAATTTAAGCACAGAGAAGAAGGCTTATGGTTTGATAACAACGGCAGTAATTCTTATATTACTGGTACTCATTACATGTACTTGCAATGGAGTAAAATTGACGTCGGGCAACCAGACTTTCGTGAGGCCAATAGAATATTCTACATCTTTTGGGAAGCCTGCAAGGCAGACATCAGATGTTATGGAATGTGTTACCTTAAGAATAGACGATCAGGGTTCTCTTTCATGGCATCGGGTGAGGTGGTCAACTTGGCAACTATATCCAGTGATTCCAGGTATGGTATCTTGTCCAAGTCCGGTCCTGACGCTAAGAAGATGTTTACAGACAAAGTCGTGCCCATATCCGTCAACTACCCCTTCTTCTTTAAACCGATCCAAGACGGTATGGACAGACCAAAAACAGAAATTGCGTTTAGGGTCCCAGCATCAAAGCTTACCAGACGGAGTATCACGAGCACAGACAAACCAGAAGATTTACAAGGCTTGGACACAACCATCGATTGGAAGAACACCGGTGACAACTCCTACGATGGGGAGAAACTCAAACTTCTCGTACACGACGAATCAGGGAAATGGGAGAGGCCAAACAATATCCTCAACAACTGGCGGGTCACGAAAACAACCTTAAGATTAGGTAGTAGAATAATAGGTAAGTGTATGATGGGTAGTACCTCTAACGCTTTAGATAAAGGTGGAGAGAACTTCAAGAAGTTATACAAAAGCTCAGATGTAACAAAGAGAAATAAAAACGGTCAGACTGGTTCTGGTTTATATTCTTTGTTCATACCGATGGAGTGGAACTACGAGGGTTTTATAGATAGATTTGGCCAACCAGTATTTGATACGCCAGAACAAGAAACTAAAGGTCCTTTTGGAGAGTATATAGACACCGGAATTATAGAACATTGGCAGAATGAAGTTGATGGTTTAAAAAGTGATGGTGATGCTCTAAATGAGTTTTACAGACAGTTTCCTAGAACAGAGGAACATGCTTTTAGAGATGAAACTAAGAATAGTATATTTAACTTACAAAAAATATACGAGCAAGTAGATTACAATGAAGATTTATCAACTTCAATAGGTGTTAACACTGGTAGTTTTCAGTGGGTTAATGGAATTAAAGATTCTAAAGTAATATTTTATCCAGATCCAAAAGGTAGATTCAAAGTTAGTTGGATACCACCATCTCATCTTCAAAATAATATTATTGAGCAAAATGGTTTTAAAAAACCTGGAAATGAGTACATGGGTGCTTTTGGATGTGACAGTTATGATATTTCGGGAACGGTCGACGGACTAGGTTCCAAAGGAGCTCTTCATGGCCTCACCAAGTTTTCCATGGAAGATGCTCCTCCTAATCACTTTTTCTTAGAATACATTGCTAGACCTCAGACAGCTGAGATATTCTTTGAAGATGTACTTATGGCACTTATATTTTATGGTATGCCAATACTAGCTGAGAACAATAAGCCTAGACTTTTATATTATTTAAGACGTAGAGGTTATAGAGGTTATTCAATGAATAGACCTGATAGAACTTGGAACAAGTTGTCTGTAACAGAAAAAGAGATAGGTGGAATACCTAACTCAAGTGAAGATATCAAGCAAGCGCACGCGGCTGCAATAGAAATGTACATACAAGAACACGTTGGTTTAAAAACAAACGGTAATTATGGAGATGTATATTTTAATAAAACATTAAATGATTGGGCTAGATTTGACATAAACAATAGAACAAAGTTTGATGCGGCTATTAGTTCTGGTCTAGCTATTATGGCTTGTAATAGACACTTATATACTCCTAACGTGAAAAAAGAAAAACAAAATATAAACATTAGCTTTTCCAGATACAAAAACTCAGGAAGCTCTTCAACAATAATAAAGTAAAAATATGGCTGAATCAGTTACAAAAAGTTTTTTCCCTAGTCAAATAGCTAGCGATATTGAAAAGCAAAGCTTAGAGTATGGACTCAAGGTTGGTAAAGCCATTGAAAGTGAATGGTTTGATAAAGATTCTGGATCTAACAGATATAGAAGCCATGAAATAAATTTTCATAGACTTAGATTGTATGCTAGGGGAGAACAATCAATACAAAAATACAAAGATGAGTTGTCTATAAATGGTGACTTATCATATCTTAATTTAGACTGGAAACCAGTACCTATTATTCCTAAATTTGTAGATATAGTTGTTAATGGTATATCTGAAAGAACTTATGATGTAAAGGCTTATTCTCAAGATCCATATGGCGTAGAAAAGAGAACTAATTATATGGAAACCATATTAGCTGATATGGAAACTAGAGAACTAGCTCAATTTTCCAAGCAAGCTTTCGGTATAGATATAACTGATACACCTGAAGATGAACTTCCTGAGACTAAGGAAGAACTTGAATTGCACATGCAACTAACTTACAAGCAAGCAGTTGAACTAGCTGAAGAGCAAGCTATAAATACAATACTAGAAACTAATAAATATGATTTAACTAGAAAAAGAGTTAATTATGATTTAGCTGTTTTAGGTATAGGTGCTGTTAAAAATACTTTCTCTAAGTCAGAGGGAGTTAAAGTTGATTATGTTGATCCAGCTAATTTAATTTATTCCCACACAGATTCACCTTATTTTGAAGATGTTTATTATGTTGGTGAGGTTAAGGTGATACCAATGAACGAGCTTAAGAAAGAGTTTCCAAATTTATCTCAAGAAGATTTAGAGGAAATAATGCAGCAGCCTCATAACAATAAAAATGGATATAGCAGAACGCATCTTAATGATAACTATGTAGATACAAATCAAATAGAAATTTTGTATTTTAATTATAAAACTTACATGAATGAGGTTTATAAAGTTAAAACTCTTGGAAGCGGTGCAAGTAAAATAATAGTTAAAGATGATTCTTTTAATCCTCCTCAAGAGCTTATTGAACAAAATTTTGAAAGAGTTTCTAGGTCTATAGAGGTTTTATATGAAGGAGTTTTGATTCTTGGAACTAAAAAACTTCTTAAATGGGAAATAGCTAAGAATATGGTTAGGCCAAAAAGTGATAATACAAAAGTTAAATTAAACTATAGTATTGTAGCTCCAAGAATGTATAATGGTAAGATAGAATCCTTAGTTAGTAGAATAACTGGTTTTGCTGACATGATTCAGTTAACACATTTAAAACTACAACAGGTCTTATCAAGAATGATACCTGATGGAGTTTACTTAGATGCAGATGGTATAGCAGAAGTTGATTTAGGTAATGGTACAAACTACAACCCGCAAGAAGCGCTTAACATGTTCTTCCAAACAGGTAGTATTATCGGTAGATCTCTAACATCTGAGGGTGATATGAATCCAGGTAAAGTACCTATTCAAGAAATATCAAGTGGCAGCGGTGGTCAAAAAATGCAAACACTAATTCAGACTTACAATTATTATCTACAAATGATAAGAGATGTAACCGGGTTAAACGAAGCTAGAGATGGTACCACACCGTCAAAAGATGCTTTAGTAGGAGTTCAAAAACTAGCTGCTGCTAATTCTAACACAGCTACAAGACATATACTTCAAAGTAGTTTATTTTTAACATCAGAATTAGCTGAATGTGTTTCACTTAGAATTTCTGATATTATAGAATATTCTCCTACAAGAGACGCTTTCATTCAGAGTATTGGCGTTCACAACGTTGCTACACTAGAGGAGATGTCTAATTTACATATACATGATTTTGGTATATTTATAGAACTAACACCTGATGATGAGGAAAAGCAAATACTAGAAAACAATATACAAGCAGCTGTTGCTCAAAAAGGTATAGATATAGAAGATGCAATAGATCTTAGAGAAATTAAAAACATAAAGTTAGCTAATCAGTTGTTAAAAATTAGAAGAAAAAAGAAGCAAGAAAGAGATCAGCAAATGCAAGAGCGAAACATACAAGCTCAAGCCCAAGCTAATGCTGAAGCTCAACAAGTAGCTGCACAAGCTGAAGTTCAAAAGCAACAAGCTTTGATACAAATTAATAGTGAACTTGAACAATTGAAAGGTCAAATAGCTTCTCAAAAAATGCAACAAGAAGTTGCTGCAAAAAAAGAATTAATGCAATTAGAATTTCAATTAAATATGCAATTGAAACAAATGGAAGTTGAAGCTCAAAAAGGTAAAGAAAACAACAAGGAAGATAGAAAAGACAAAAGAACAAAAATTCAAGCATCTCAACAATCAGAACTAATTGATCAAAGAGCAAAAGAAAAACCCCCTAAAAACTTTGAATCGTCTGGTAACGACGTTATGGAAGGCGGATTTAGCTTAGGTTCGTTTGAACCTAGGTAATTATTTTTACATTTTTTATTATATTATATTATGGCTAAGAAAAAACAAGAAGAACAAGTTGAAGAAAAAAACACAGAATCAACAGTACAGGACGATAAGATTAGAATAAAAAAACCTAGTTTTAAAAAAAATACTGATGAAGTTATAAAGGTTGATCTCAGAGACGTTAATAAAAGCGAAGAAGAGGTGATTACTAAAGAAGAACAAAAAGAAGATAATGCAACAAAAGAGCCGGAGACACCCGATGGATCATCAGCACCAATTGAACAATTGGGAGAAGAAGATGCCACAGATAAAACCTCAGAAGAAAATAAAGAACAAGTTCCCGAGGATGAGCAAGACAGCGTTCTCGAGGAGATAACAGATGAAGAGGTTAAAGAAAAAGCAGATGAGCTAACTGATGAGGTTAAGGAAGCTGTAGAAGAACAAAAACAAACTGGAGTTGATCTACCTGATAATATACAAAAGGTTGTTGACTTTATGGAAGAGACTGGAGGAAGCTTAGAAGATTATGTTAAGCTAAATCAAGATTACACCTCTTTAGATCAAAATCAATTATTAAAAGAATATTACAAATCAACAAAACCTCATTTAGATAACGATGAGATTGAATTTTTGATGGAAGATAATTTTCTTTACGATGAAGATGTTGATGATGAAAGGGATATTAAAAGAAAAAAATTAGCATTTAAAGAGCAAGTTGCCAATGCTAAGACCCACTTAGACGGGCAAAAGTCTAAATATTATGAAGAAATCAAGGCTGGTTCTAAGTTAACGCTTGAGCAACAAAAGGCTATGGATTTTTTCAATCGTTACAATAAGGAGTCAGAGAGTAACAACAAAGTAGCTGAAAAGCAGAAGCTTACTTTTCAAAAGAAAACTAATGAGGTTTTTTCCGATGAATTCAAAGGTTTTGAATACAAAGTTGGAGATAAGAGATTTAGGTTTAATGTTAAGGAAGCTGATAAAGTAAAGCAAACTCAAAGCGACATAAATAACTTTGTTAGAAAGTTTCTAAACAAGGATAATGAAATGGTCGATGCTAAGGGTTATCATAAGTCTTTATTTACTGCTATGAATTCAGATGCTATTGCAAACCACTTCTACGAACAAGGCAAGGCCGATGCAATTAAAAATACAATTGCAAAATCCAAAAACATCGACATGGACCCGAGACAAGGTCATCAGGGAATTGTCAATGATGGTCAAGTTAGAGCAAGAGTTTTGCATGATGATACATCTCCTACTTTTAAGTTTAAATTAAAAAAGTAAAAATTAAAAATTAAAAATTATGGCAATTACGCAATCGGGAGCTAATAATCCTGGGGTTAACGCAACTCCCGCCCCAAATAAAGTAGCCGTAGCATCTAATTACTTAGATTTCGCTACAGCTGGACAAGCAAACTGGTCACAGCAGTTCCTACCAGATTTAATGGAACAAGAAGCAGAGGCTTTTGGAAAAAGAACGATCTCTGGATTTTTAGCTCAAGTTGGAGCTGAAGAAGCAATGACTTCTGATCAAGTAATTTGGTCTGAGCAAGGTAGGTTACACCTAAAGTATGCTGGTAAAATCAATGGTGTAAGTTCATCTGTAGCTATTGATAATTTACCAACAGGTCATGCTCTTAGGGTCGGAGATACTGTAGTTATCAGTGGTAATGTTAGTGATTTAACTATTAAAGCTCATGTAACAACAATAGCTGCTAACGCAATTACAGTTGCTACTTATACAGCTGCTCATTTAACTGGTGCTGGTTTTTCAACAGACAATGAAGATGTTGACATCTTTGTTTATGGTTCTGAATTTACTAAAGGTACTTCGGGAAGAGCAGAATCTATCAGTCCTCAGTTCAAGTCATTCAGTAACAAACCTATTATTTTGAAAGATAAGTACCATGTAAATGGATCTGATACTTCTCAAATTGGATGGGTTGAAGTAACTGGCGAAGCTGGACAATCAGGTTTTCTTTGGTATTTAAAAGCTGAAGGAGATACTAAGTCTAGATTTACTGATTACTTGGAAATGTCTATGATGGAATCTGTTAAAAAATTAGCGAGCGGTGCTCACGCTAGCGCACCAGATGGTTCTGAAGGACTTTTTGCTGCTATTGAAGACAGGGGTATTCTTTCTAATGGTTTAGATTCTACTGCAGCAAATAACTTAGCTGAGTTTGATTTAGTACTTAAAGAACTAGATAAGCAAGGATCTATTGAAGAAAACATGCTTTATGTTAATAGAGATACAGCATTAAACATTGATGACATGCTTGCCGCTCAAAACTCTTATGGTTCTGGTGGTACTTCTTATGGAGTATTTAGTAACAGTGAGGATATGGCTTTGAATCTTGGTTTTTCAGGTTTCCGTAGAGGATCTTATGATTTTTATAAGTCTGATTGGAAATATTTAAATGACTCAATGACTCGAGGAAGTATTGATACTCCTGCTGCGTCCGACAGTCCTGATGCTACTGGTAATACTACTCAAATTAGGGGTGTGTTAATTCCAGCTGGTGTTTCTTCTGTTTATGATGAGCAATTAGGTAAGAATCTTAAGCGTCCATTTCTACATGTTCGATACAGAGCTTCTCAAGCGGATGATCGCAGAATGAAGTCTTGGATTACTGGATCTGTTGGTGGAAACATCACTTCGGATCTTGATGCTATGGAGGTACATTACCTTTCAGAAAGATGTTTAGTTGTACAAGGTGCTAACAACTTTGTAATGTTTAACTAAGCAATTATATTTATAATTACCCTTGTCTTATGGATGAGGGTAATTTTTACACTTATTATATTATATTATATTATATTATGAAAACAAAAGAAAAAATTAAAACAAATACTTGGGAAATAAAGCCAAGAACATACTTATTAAAAAATTTATCCCCAATTGCTTACATGCTTAAATCATCTGACATATATTGGTTTGATGAAGAAAAAGGTTATGAAAGAGAATTAAAATTAACCTCTAATCAAAAAACACCTTTTGTAGATGAATTTCAAGGTGATGCTAGGTTAGAGCATATAATATTTAGAGATGGTTCTTTAGTAGTTCCTAAAAATAAACAGACACTTCAAAAGCTTTTATCTCTTTATCATCCCAAAAAAAATAAAACATATTACGAATTAGATGAAGTAAAAGAAGCTATTGACGAGCTAGAAGTAATGGAACTAGAAATAGAAGCTTTAAATGCTGCTAAAAATTTAGACGTAGAAATGGCAGAAGCTGTTATGCGTGTGGAATTAGGTTCTAAGGTGTCAGATATGACTTCTAAGGAGCTTAAAAGAGATTTATTACTATTTGCTAGGAATAACCCAGATTTGTTCTTAGAATTAGTTTCTGATGATAATGTTCAATTAAGAAACTTTGGTATTAAAGCTACTGAAGCAGGTATTGTAAAACTATCCGAAGATCAAAGAAATTTTACTTGGTCTAGTAATGGAAGAAAAATTATGAATGTTCCATTTGATGAACATCCGTATTCTGCGTTAGCAGCTTTCTTCAAAACAGATGAGGGTATGGAAATATACTCTAATATTGAGAAACGATTAAAGGATTAACATCCATGTAGAAGTTAGGTCATCTATGATGGTGACCTAACTAATACAAAATAAAAAATTATGGCAATAAATATAGATACCGTATATCAAAGAGTATTGGCTATATCAAATAAAGAACAAAGAGGTTATATAACACCTCTTGAGTTTAATTTGATGGCTAACCAAGCTCAGCTTGATGTTTTTAATCAATACTTTTACGATTTAGGTCAATTTAAAAGATTACCTAAATATGACTTAGAATACTCGGATTCAGTTGCTTTTCTTGAAGAGAAAATGTCTATATTTGAAGTCTTTAGTCAAACACCTTTATCTATAACTAACAATATAATTAGACTTGATAGTACTGAGACCGGAACAGGTACAGTTGATGGAGCTACTTCAAGTTCAACTTCTGTTGTTTTAGATGCTATAACTAATAGCGTTTTGCCAGGTATGACTGTCACTGGCACAGGAGTTCCATCAGGAGTAAAAATAAACACCGTTTCATTAAATACACCATCGGGTCACACAACGTTAAGTTTAACAGGATCAGCATCAATATCTGATAATGTCATTTTAACTTTTAAGTTTGATAATCCTGAAATATATAGATTAGGTAATGTTTATTATACTTTATCAGGAGTAGATTATGAGGTTGAAGAAATAACAAGAAAAGAATTAATACAATACAAGCTTTCACCGTTAGCAGCACCAACAGTTAAAAGACCTGTTTTTATAAGAAATACTAACTCTGGTAATAGAATAGAAGTGTATCCAAACACCATATCATCTGATATAACATATAATTATATAAGAAAACCAGCTGAAGTATCATGGGGTTATACTATTATAAATAATGAAACATTATATAATTCCAATACAGCTGTAGATTTTGAACTTCATGAGTCGGATGAAACTGTTTTAGTTATTAAGATATTGGCTTTAGCTGGTGTTATAATAAAAGATCCTAGTTTGTATCAAATATCTTCTCAAGAAGAAGTTAAAAATATTCAACAAGAAAAAGCATAATAAATGGGACTACTAGGAACAACTACTCAAGAATCATACTACAACCAATCTCAAACGTTTACAGGTGATGGATCTACTACCGCATTTGTTCTTACCGATGCCTACTTCCCTGTTGTACCTGATTTAAAAACCGAGTTTGAAGTATTTATAAACAATATACTCATAAAGAGTAGTAATTATAATTACACTGCTAATAACGATACTTTAACTTTTACTACTTCAAACATAAACTCTGACGTACAAGCCACAAGCGGAGCTCCACTCAATGGTTATAGTATAATAGTTAGAGAAATAAGTGATACAGAGCAATATGGTTCTTATCAATTTATAAAAATAGAAGATATTATAAACAACTTTATGGTATCTTATGTTGGAGAAGATAAAATAATAGATAGAGTTAAAAAAGCTGATGTAGCTTTTCACGCTCAAAGAGCAATACAAGAGTTGAGTTATGATACATTTAAATCTACTAAAGCTCAAGAAATAGAAGTACCACCTGCATTAACAATGGTGTTACCACAGGATTATGTTAACTATGTAAAACTTAGTTGGAAAGATTCTGGAGGTTTAGAAAAAATAATATATCCAACTAGAGACACTAGCAACCCAACGGCTTTGCTACAAGATTCAGATTATAAGTATTTATTTGATGCCGAGGGTAAATTACAAAGAGCATTTAATTCTGAAACATGGAATAGTTATTCAGCAGCAAACTCATCAGCAGATGAAACAAATGACACTATAGATCCAGAGTTTCTAAGTACTTACTCCGAAGGAAAAAGATACGGTATTCTACCAGAATACTCTCAATCAAACGGTACATTCTTTATTGATGAACAAAAAGGAAGTATATACTTTAGTTCTAACATAGTAGGTAAAGTTATAACAATGAAGTATATAAGTGACGGACTTGGTACAGACTCAGAAATGATAGTACATAAGTTTGCAGAAGAAGCCGCATACAAACACATTGCTTACGCTGTTCTAGCTAGTAAGTCTAAAATCCCAGAATACATAGTAAATAGATTTAAGAAAGAAAGATTTGCATCTAAAAGAGTTGCAAAACTTAGACTATCTAATTTAAAATCTAATGAGTTATCACTCATAATGAAAAATAAATCAAAGCAAATTAAACACTAAAGTATGCCAGAATTTAAGCATCATTTTCGTAGAGGTCGAATGAACAAAGACCTTGATGAGAGATTATTGCCTAATGGAGAGTATAGAGATGCTCAAAACGTGGAGATAGTTACATCTGAGGGATCTGACGTTGGATCTATACAAAATGTATTGGGTACGGTTTTAGGTAGAGGTAGATTATATGACGAAAGTACTCAGGTACTTACTGAGTGGTCTGCTGATTCTAATTTCTTTGATTTAATAAATCCAACATGTATTGGTTCTTTTGTTGATACTCAAAACGACAATATTTATTGGTTTATACATTATTCATTTTTAAATGATTCTAAAATAGTAATAAATGGTAGTGCTATTATAGAGTATGATGATACTACTAAAGTAATTCAACCAATACTTGTTGATATAAATAATATACTAAAATTTAGCTCTAACTACCTAATAACAGGTATAAACGTTATAGATGGATTGTTTTTTTGGACAGATAATCAAACAGAACCTAAGAGAATAAACATATCAAAGTTTAAAGAAGGTACTGTAGTAGGATCAGATCAATTTAAGGTACAAACAAAATATTTAGGAGCTACTGGTAGCGATTTTACTGAAAAAGATATAACAGTAATAAAGCTTTCACCAAACATAAAACCTAAGTTAAATTTATCTGCTTCTAAAAGAACTGGTGTAGGAACAGGTAACCAACCTATAACAGTACAATCTCATAGTGAAAGCTTTAGAACAGCGGAGGGAGATGCGGGTGTTTCTAGACCTAACGGATATGATTTATTTTTAGTTTTTCCATTAGCTCCAAATTATAAAGATAGAGATATACTTAAACTATCTTATACTGATAGCAATGCCCTAGAGGGTGATGTAAGTTATGAGATACTGGTTCAGGTTACTAAAGGTGAAAATTCTTTTAAGAAAACTTTTGTTAAAATACAATCAATACCAGATGAGGTTCCTTATGGCACAAATCTTCCATGGGAAGTTGTTTTACTTGAAGATGAGCCGTTATTTGAAGATAAGTTTGTAAGATTTTCTTATAGATGGAAGTATATAGATGGTGAATATTCAACATTTGCACCTTTTTCTAATATAGCTTTTCTTCCTTCTGATTTTGAATATAAATCTTCAGATGGTTACAATACTGGTATGATTAACACAGCTAGACAGATAGAGATACAAAGTTTAGAAACGCCTCCAGTTGGTGTTGTTGAGGTAGATTTATTATATAAAGAATCCAACAATAACAATGTATATGTTGTAGATAGAATAAAAACTGAAGATTTATCTACAGAATTTCCGTACGAAATAAAAAGTGAAATAGTTGGTGATGTTGTGGAGTCTAATCAGATGCTTAGACCGTGGGACAATGTTCCTTTAAGAGCTAAATCTCAAGAGATTAGTTCTAATAGAGTACTTTATGGTAACTATACTCAAGGCTATGATATAGAAAATAATAGATTACCTGATATAAAAACAACACATAATTCAATAGATATAACAACCGTAGGAACACCGGAAAAATCTATAAAATCACAACGAACATATCAAGTAGGTGTTGTGTACTTAGATCCATATAGTCGAGAAACTCCTGTTTTCTCTAAAAAAGAAGCCGCAGTAACTATAAGTAAAGAATATGCTGATAAAGTAAATAGTCTAAGTTGTGAATTGAATAATAATGCACCTAATTTTGCAACACATTTCAAACATTTTGTAAAAGAAACATCCAGCGAGTACTATAATATTGCTTTAGATAGATATTATCTAGCTGAAGATGGTAATATATGGCTATCGTTTCCTTCTTCAGAAAGAAATAAAGTAAGTGAAGAAGATTACTTGATTTTAAAGAAAAAACACGATAAATCTGTATTTGTAAGTGTAGATAATGAAAGCCCAAATCCAAACGCTAAATATAAGATTTTAGATATAAAAAACGAAGTTCCAGAGTTTATTGCTACAGAGTTAAAGTCAAAAGCTTTAGCTACGGTAAAGTGTAGAGTAGATAACAATATTTTACTAAATGAACCTCTAGCTAAAGCTATATCCTTTCAGTTTTTAGGACCTACTGATGTTCAAAATCCAAGTTTTTATAATTCATTTTCTTCTGATGCTAAAATAGTAATAACAACTATAGAAGCGGGTAACGATATTGGATCTACTAAAAGGTATAAATTATCTAAAGGTGGACCAACGGGTAAACAAGAAAGTAGCTTGGAAATATATGAAGTTACTTTAACAGAATCTATAAGAGATATTGATAAAAATGTATTTGCAACATACAAAAACGATGATACTATTGACACATCATATCTAATAGATGGTTCTAATAATGCTATTGATTTTAAAATTGAAGTTTTAGAAAAAGAAAGTATAAATAAAGCTCAATTTTTTGGTAGATTTTTTGCTAAAATAAATAGAGATGTTGTTTTTGATGAAAATATTATAGAAACATTTCCTGCAGCTACAACCGAGTATGCTTCCGTTAGAAATGTTAGTGTTATTAGTAATGCTACAAGTGACCCCGATGATGATAAAAAAGACAGTGATGTTGATTGGTGCTGGACTGATACTAATCCAAGTAATCCTTACGATAAAAACTACGCAAATCACCCTGAACTTGGATCAAACAAATTTACTGTTTATTTAGCTGGAGTTGATTTGCCTGGAGATAAAAGTGATAAGAATAATAAATTTGAAGATGTAGTAACACAACCTGTTTCTAAAGATCTAAGAACAACAGGTACCCTTATTCAATTTGAAAACGCTAATGGAAATAAAGGATCAGTATATAAAATAAAAAATAGTGAAGTAGCTACTGGATGGAGATCAAAAAAAGATAGTAGAAGAAAAAGAACTAGCGGTAGAAGAAGAGAATTTACAATTACTATAGAAAAAGTAACAAATGATATAACTAATAAAAATAAAAACTACGATGATGGTTTTGATTATGATGTAACAGATACTACTTCCGAAAAAGGTAGAATATCTAAAATAAATATCATGAGAAGATTGGTTTCAACTGATTTTCTTGAAGAAAATGATATATCATCCGATAATCCAGCTATATTTGAAGTTGAGCCTAAAGAATCTATAGATTTAGACATATACAATGAAGTTGGTAGTGCTTTGCCTATAGTTAAAACTGGATTAAAAGTAACTGGTACAAATATAGCTGCTAACACAAAAGTTGACACATATAAGCTAGAGTCAGATGTTATTATATTAGATACAAATACAACTGGTAGCATATCAGCTGGAACAGTATTAACTCTAACAGACCCTAAAGGTATTTATAGCTTTAAAATAAAAACTAGTGGTACGGTCTCCAGTGGAACAAAAGTAATAACTATAGCCGAAAGCCAAGTACATGGTCAACACCATCAATTAGATTTTTCAAATTGCTATAGCTTTGGTCAAGGAGTTGAATCTAATAGACTTAGGGATGATTATAATGCTATAACTATAGACAAAGGACCAGTTGTATCTACCATTATTAATGAAAAATATAAGCAAGACGTGAAGCTAAATACCATAATTTGGTCTGGTATATTTAATTCAACTGGTGGTGTTAATAAATTAAATGAATTTATTCAAGCTGAAAAAATAACAAAAGATTTAAATCCTGAATATGGTAGTATTCAAAAACTGCATGTTAGAGACACTGATTTAATAGCTCTATGTGAAGATAAAGTTTTAAGAATATTAGCTAACAAGGATGCTTTATTCAATGCAGATGGAAATACAAACTTAACATCAACTAATAATGTATTAGGTCAAGCCATGCCTTTTGTTGGTGAGCATGGTATATCTAAAAACCCAGAATCATTTGTGTCGCACGCTTATAGGGTTTATTTTTCAGACAAAGCAAGAGGATCTGTTTTAAGGCTGTCTAGAGATGGTCTAACAGATATAGCTACTAAAGGTATGACAGATTGGTTTAATGACAACCTACCACTGTCTAATTCAATTGTAGGATCTTATAATCAAAAGAAAGGATCTTATAATTTAACATTAAACAACTACACACTTTGTTTTGACGAAAGAGTTGATGGTTGGACTAGTTTTAAATCATTCATACCTGAATCAGGTGTATCATTAAATAATGTTTATTACACATTTAAAAATGGATATTTATATTCACACAATAATAAAAGAAGAAATTCATTTCATCAAACACTTGCTAAAGTTATTTCTACTAATAGTGGAAATAATAAGATAGTTAATATATCTAGTCAACCAAGTGTTGAAAATATAAATATTGGTGATTATTTGTTAAGTTCTGAAGTTGATAGTGATATAACCGTAACTTCAATAGTAATACCTTATGTTTCTACTGGTACTGTAAATGGTGCAACTAGCACAAGTGTTAATGTAGCTGTTGACGGTAATTCTGGTACTATATCTGTTAATGATATAGTTACCGGAACAGGTATAGCAAGTAATATAACTGTTAAAGTAGCATCCGTAACTGATCAAAACAATATAGTTTTAGATACAGCCTTGAGCCTGTCTAATGAAACAGTATTAAGTTTTACTGGTACATCGCCAAATAAAACTCTAGATACTGTTGTTACATTTTCTTCAGCGCCTGCATTGTCTAATAGCTCTAATATAGAATTCACTAAAACATACGACTCATCGGTTACCTTACTTATTAATGATGAACCATCTACTATAAAAGAGTATAAGACACTTTCTTATGAAGGTACAGATTCTAAAGCATATACATATTCCGGTACAATATCTGTTGATGCTGCGGGTAATTCGCTAAGCTCTAACATAACGATAGCTGCTGGAACACCGTTATCTGATTTACAAAAATATAAATATAATGCTAATCAAATAGCACAACTAACGGAATCTGTTGTTACTGGTTGGAGTAGCACATCCATAACCACAGACTCTCAAAGTGGTAGCGTTAAACTTTTTAAGAACAAAGAAGGTTTATGGAGTAATTCAATATCGGGTGATGCAACATCGGCATCAAATATAGATACTAGAGAATTATCTGTTCAGGGTTTAGGTGCGTTTTCAACTATAACAGGTGCAACCTCTCCTACTCAAGCTGAGTTAACGATATCTCTAGCTAACTCTACACCAAATCATAACACAGACATATCAGCAACTAAAACAATAAATGGTCTAGCTAATGGCGCTAATATAAACAGTACTTATGGAACTTTAGATTTAATTATATATGCAACAATAGGGTATAGCTTAGATGCTTCAAACTTTGCTTTTAGTAGTGCCTCAGGAGTTAGTGGTGCAGGAGTTAGTGGTATTTCATTTACTCAACATGGTATCAATGTAAAAGCCACTATAACATTTAGTGGGGTAATGCCATCTTCAGATGATGCGATGTTAATAACTATAACTGGAGAAGCAATCGCTAATACTTATACTGTAGATGGAACATACGACACTATTGAAGATAATACAACAACTGGATCTAGCGATAGTATTGCTTATTCTGGAAGCGGTGTTTATGATAAGAAAACTGTTGCTAATGCAAGCACAGATCCAGTAACATATACTAGTGTTCCAGAAGATGTATTCATAAAAACATTTACTGCAAATGCTAATCATTTTTTTTATACTAGACCAGTTGTTTTTATAGAAGAAGAAGATAGTAGTTCAGTTAGTGCTTATACTATAACATGTCCTTGGGCAATAACTACTGCCACTGTTAATGGAGCCGTAAACGGTACAAGTGTTACACTAGACGCTGGACACTCAGGCATAGCCATTGGCATGGCAGTTACTGGGGTAGGTTTAGGTCAAAATTGTAGGGTTTCTTCTATAAGTTCTAATACATTAGTGTTAACATCATCTAAGATAATACCAGATGGTGCCACATTAACCTTTACACCAACGTCTGTTACTTTTACAGTAAAGTATGTTTATGGTATAAATAATCCTAAATTTGATAAATTAGTATTTACAGCTAAAGCTATTGAGGTATTTGACCCCGGTATATCAGAATTAACTTCTTTTGTTAGTGGTAATAAAACAATACTAAGTGGTGGAGAAAGTAGAACAATGGTAATACAAGGTTCAACTGGTTATGATGATGAAACAAATGCTACTTTTACTTTTTCAAACGAAGCATCAGGAACAGCTGTTACTTTTACGGCAACCTCTGACAATACTACTGCAACAGCTACTTTTAGTGATTATGTTGGCACAGTAAGACCTGGAATGAGTGTTTCTGGAACAAATGTTCCTGCTGGTACGGTTGTTAGTTATGTTGTTGTAAATCCAACTACTAATTCTACGACAGTTCATGTTACACTTGCTAATGCTGTAACCTCTACTCCATCAGGAGTAATAACATTCGCTGAATACTATAATAGTTCTAACTCTAGTTGGCAATCAACACCTTATATTATAACACTACCTGAAATAGGTAGATTATCTATAACAAAAGTTTATAATCCAACAACATCAACTAGTTACTATAGATATTTTATTAGAGCTATTGATGCATTAGTTGGAACTCACACTAATTTATCATCTAGCTTTTCAGGTAATGCTGTTTTAGATTCTAGTAACGACTTCGCTTTATGTGAGGTTAACCAATACGAAAAACCAACCATAAACATAAATGCAACCTCTAATATAGTTGATTCAACAAGCGCTGCTATTAATATAAGAAACTTAGATAGTATAGTTACTGTAGGTACCGCTACAGCTAAGGTTAACGTTGTTGGAGGAACCAGCGCATCTACAGCGGTAGTTGTTGATAATAATATTGGAACTATACAGGCTGGATTTTTTGTAACAGGAACTGGAATTGTTGGAACGGTCACGGTTGAATCTTTATCTGACCAACAAAATTTGGTTTTATCTTCTAATCAAACGATAGCAGATAATGTAGATTTAACATTTAGTGGAGCTGCTGCAAATTCTAAAACAATAATTCTCGCATCAGGCAACACAGAAATAAAAATTGGTATGTTAGTAACTGGTACTAACATATTAGCAAAAACTAGAGTTAAAAGTATAAGTGGTACAACTTTAACTATAGATCAAACACCAACCTTGGCACCATCAGATGAACTTAAATTTTTGGATAATGGTCGGTATGAAGCTTATGGTGAACCGAATTCTGGTTCAATATACTCTAAAATACCTTTTAAAGTAGTGGCGAGTGTTGGTGGATCAACAGAATTGTCTAAGCAAAGAGATATAAGTATAGAAGATGATTTTCAATACAGTGAAACAACACTTTTTGCTTCTTCAGTATCTAGTACTGTTGTTGGTTTTTCTAGTACAGTACCACAATCTATTGTTGTTGGCTCTATCATTACATCAAATAGTATAACATCTAGTTATTCTAATAATGTTATTACTGTTGCTGCTATAACATCTACAACGCAAATAACATTAGCTCTTGATGGTATAACTTTAAACGGTACAAATAGCCATGGTACAAGTACGGCTAGTAGCGTAAGTACGTATGTTACAGTAAATGATGAACTTACTTTTTCTGCTCCATACTCTTGGGATATTAGTTTAAGTAATTTAAGCGAAGCTATAACAGGTAGCAATAAAATATATACATTAACCGGTTTAATGTCAGTTGCTAGATATGGTAATCAAAATTTACCAATAGGTTTAAATCTAGATAATATATTAGCTAGAACTAGTACTAGTGGTGGAAGTGGTGGATCCACAACAAACTATATATTTATAGAAAAAATATTTAGTACAAGTTATTATATTTCTAGCTTGGTAATGTATCCTAAGTCAGTTGCTGTAGGTACCACAGCAGGAACAGTTATAACTTTTACTGGTAGTGTTTTAGGCAACTGGTATGGTAATGCTATGAGTGGTATTAAAATGTATCTAGGATCTGCAACAGGGTTTAATGATGCAAGTGGTGGTAGTTTAACTTTTGGAGAAGCTGGAGATGTGCAAGCATCAATAATATCTACATTAACTTTTGCTAACTCAAGTCCTACGACGACCGGTGGTACTTTTTCTTTTGATCTACAACTAGCTGCTACAGCTGCAGCGGGTCAAACTTTAACAATAGAGCCAAGAATATACTTACCAATTCAACCTTAATAATATGGCAGATTCAATTAACTTAGTATTTAGTAAAACAATAAACTCATCAATACAAGCTGGTGATACAGTATATAAATCTATCATAACAGGTGGAGTTTCTTCTGCACCTGTATTAATTGGTGAGTGTACAGCTATTAATTCAACAAGAGATACAGTTACATGTAACATAAACGAATGGGAGGACAGACCGACTGATAGTGATTTTATTTTATTTACAAAAGATAATAAAGCTAACTTATCTTCGCTAAAAGGTTATTATGCAGAAGTTGTTATGAAAAACAACTCTCATAAGCCTGTAGAGTTATATGCTGTTGGTTCTGAAGTTTCAATAAACAGTAAATAGTTAACAAATAGTGTAACTATAAGACTAAATGAAATGTAATTAAATGTAATGAAATTAGAAGATATTAATACTCAAGTTAAAAAAAAGCCTCTAACAAAAGAGGAGTCTAAAGAGCAATTTATAAAACTAACAAGTGAGTTAGATATAAAACATAGCTTTGATTTTGAAGAAGCGTGGGAGATAGGTGAAGAGATAAGGAAAAGAAAAGATTTTAGAGAAAAAATTACGGATCTTGAAAAAGAAGGTTTTGATAAACAAATTTGGGATAGTAAAGAACATAGTGATAAGTTAAACCCAGTTAAGCATAGTTTTGCGAATGGCTGTTATATTAGAGAAATATTTAATCCTGCGGGTGAATTAATAGTAACTGCAATACATAAAAAAGAACATCCATTTTTTTTAATGCAAGGAGAAATGTCAATATTGACAGAAGATGGTATAAAACATCTCAAAGCTCCACACCATGGCATAACAAAACCAGGTACAAAAAGAATTATATACACACATACTGATTGTATATTTATAACAGTACACGCAACTGAGGAAACTGACGTTGCTAAAATAGAAGAGCAAGTTATTGCTAAGGATTTTCAAGATCCTTTAATAACGCAGGAAGATATGAAGTTATTAACTAAAATAGATAAGACATGAGTTTTGTAGTAGGATCAATAATAATAGGTGGAGCCATCGCGGGTGGAGGAGTGGCTACTGGTTTAATTGGAAGAGGAGCTAAAAAGCAAGAAGTAGCAGAGGCTGAAGCTGACAGACGAAGATTAAAGAATGAATATAGTCAAATGGATAATTCTAATCTTTACGCTGGTTTTCAAAATAGCATGCAAAATCTTAGCGTAAATACTCAACAAGCACAATTTCAACAGCAGCAACAAAGACAGAGTCAAGCTAACATATTATCAGCTTTAAGAGGATCTGCTGGTAGCTCTGGTATAGCAGGTTTAGCACAAGCGCTTCAAGGACAATCTAATTTAGCTGCCCAACAGTCTTCTGCATCGATAGGCATGCAAGAGCAAAGAAACCAAATGGCTTCTGCACAAGGAGAAATGCAAGCACAACAAATTAGAATGGGTGGTGCTGCTCAAGCTAGATCGCTTAAACAACAACAGTTAGCTACTCAATATGGAATAGCAATGCAAAGAGAGGGTGCAGCAAATGAAGTTCTAGCTCAGAATGATGCTCAAATGATGGACACTGTTATGGAAGGAGTTGGCATGGCTGCCGGTGGTGTTGCACAGGGTTATAGCGACGGTACTTTTGGTGGTGGTGGACCTAGTACAGCAAAAATACGCAGACAAGCTGGAAGAGCTGAAAAAGAATATCTAAAAAGCATTGGTGGAGGTAATAATACTGGATCAGTAGGTCAAGGTTAATAAATATAAAATATTATGGCAAAATCAAGACGAAACTCTTATAGTAATAGAAGACAAACATCTGACAGCTCTTTAATACAAAGCGCAGGTAGCATGTATAGGGCTAAAATCCCATATCAAGCAGATCCTGTTGGAAGTTTTTCTAGAGCATTTAAGTCAACCTATGAGGAGATACAAGTTAAAAAAGATGCTGATTATGCTAAAGTAGAGTTAGAAATGGCCGAACACTTAGATGAGTTTGGTGAATTAAAAGAGTTTTCCAATGGTTTGTCATCAGAAAAAAAAGCTCAAATAACTCCATGGATTAGAGCTAGAAGAGATGAACTGTATGATGCTAAGAAAAGATTGCATGAAGCTAAACCTAAAGAAAGAGATTCTATAAGAGCCGAAATAGATGACATTATGAGTACAGTTGAAAACTCAGCTAAAACCAATAGTGATATGATTACGTATTTTAACTCTGTAGCTGGAGCTAAACTAGGTAATGGTAATGGCATGATATCACCAGAAAATTCTAAAAATACTCTTAAAAATATGCTTGGTCAGGGTGCTGTATTTAATTCAGAAGATGGGACTTGGGAGTATGAAAAAGGTATGTATCAAGTTGCTGAGGAAGAAAGAGTCGAGATAATGGAAAACTTTGCTCAAGGACTTAAGTTTGGTCAAGATAATGTAGCTGCTTACCCAACTGAAAAAGAAAGAGAAAATTGGAGAACATCGGATCAAGGTGTATTACAAAAAGCTTCTTTTAGAAATTTATTAAATGAAAATGCTGTTGTATCAATGCTTTTTGATAAGCACGGGTTTAACGATGGTGGTTATTTTAATGCAACCTTATTTGCTTTAAAACAATTGGAAAACCCAAAAAAAGAAGATATACTAAAACTTAACGAATATGATGATAATTTATCAAAGCTTAGGATGGGTAGGGGTACAGAAGAGTATAATCAAGCTATAGAATATTTTAGAGAAGAATTAGCCACTAAAATGATGGATCAATTTAATTTATCTGTTCAAAGGGGTTTTAAGTTAGGTACTATAAAACCTGAAGATCAAGAATTTGATTACGAGGTTGAAACGGGTATTGAGTCTCTTGATGAAAAAAATTATTTTACTGAAAACATAAAATCTCCATTTACTAAAAAAGATGAAAACGGAAGAGTTATATTAAAAACAACTTCTGAGCTTTTTGACCCTAAAGATGAATTTACTTTAGATGAAATAGAACAAGAAATAAGAAAGTATGATGGATTAGACGAAAAAGATGACATATCAATAATACAGTATTCAAGACAGGTTGGTGGTATTCCTAAAAATCCAGAATATCCAGATGCTATAGAAGTTATTACTACTATCAATACAATGATAGAAGATCCAAATGATAAAACTAAAAACGAAACTATTAAAAAGAGATCGTCAAGAAAATATAGTAGTCTATCTAAATTCATAGAAAATATGAATGAGAAAAAATTGATATATAAAAGAAATATAGCTAGCGCTCAAGTTAGATCAAATCCTACAAAATAAATTAAATATGGCAAAACAACAACTACTTGTTGACGATTCTGATCAAGTAACTCAAGATGCTTTAAATATAATTCCTGATGATTTGGTTTTTAAGCAAAGCCTTGATGAAACTTTACGTAGGTTTAGTAACACTAATTTGTTATATGAGAAAACAGATGAATTATTAAATCCTTCTCAAATAGTTAAAACAGATGCTCCTAGAAAAGAAACACCTCAATTTGATTTATCTGAGGAAGAGTATAAAGCTTTGCCAGAAGAAGAAGTTTTTGTAAGTGATGGATTAAATTATCCTGATATACAATATGATTTTGAAAAACCAAAACCAGATCCATTAATTAGTGATGCTGAAATAATATTAAAAAGAAATGATTTAGTAAAATTAGCTACTAAAAACTATATAAAAAGTAGAAGCTTAAATGACGAATCTGAGTTATCTCCTGAAGATAAGGCTAATATTATTGTCGAAGCTGAAAATCTGTTTAGACAAGAGCTAACATATGATAATATATTAAAAAAAGCAGTTAAAAAAGCTAGAAATATTTCTGAAGAAGAAAAACAAAAACTAATAATAGCAGATTCTAGTATAAAAAAATACAAAGCAGATACTAATTTTAAATTAGATTCTATTAATACCAGCATAGAAAATATTGATATTAAGTATGATTCTCTTATTAATAAATTAACACCTATAAATAAGGAAATAAAAAACATAGAAAAAAAACAAACAGATTTAAAATCAAATATATCTAACTTATACAAACAATCAAAAGCTGAGTTAGAAGTAGTGAATTTAAATTTAAAAGAGTTAGATGAGCAAGGTAAATTAATAGTTAGCCAAGAATACGCTACAGAAGAAGTGCATAACGCTGCTGCAGAAAGTTTAAATCAAATAAATCTAGCTATAAATGAAGGTGTTAAAAAAAGAGATTTAATAATAAATAGTCTTAAACAAAAAGAATCAGAAGTTGCTTTAGAATTTAATTCTTTAGCTGATTCAATAAAATCAAACTTTAAAACTATAGGTGTAAACGAGGATGGAACAGAAATACCAAATTCTTTAATATATAATTTAAATAATTTATCATCAGAAAGAAAAGCAAGTATAAAAGCTTTTAATGATATAATTTATAACAGTAACAAGTATAGCTTTGAAGACGAACTTGAAGTTACTCAACTATTAAAAGAACTAGATAAAGAATATAACATAGGTACTCTTTTTGCTAAAGAACTTCTTACATCAACAGCTGAGTTGGCTGTAAACTTTGGGCTTGGTGTTAAAGCTTTTACATTTGACTTAGCTTTAAAAAATGACCCTTTATATAATGTTAAATCTCAGTTACTAGAAAAAGAATTAGATGACTTTTTTCAAGAAACCAAATCAGCTTTTAGACAACCTATAGCATTTAGAGATATAGAAAATGCTTATGATTTTGCTGATTGGTTAGGTCATTTAACCTCTACACAAGCACCTCAATATGCTGTTTTATATGCCACTAGAGGTTTAAGCGGTATAAGAGCAGCTAAAGCATTATCAACCGCTACAAAAGCCCAACAGACAGCTCGAGCGGCAAAAATAGCGTCGGCTAACCTAGCTTCTAGACACGCTGGATTATCATTTTTAAGTATGGGTTCTGCTGGTAGTACAATTAGATCAGCTAAGCAAGAAATTAGAAACGGTGCAGATTATAGTGATTTACAATTATATACAGCTGCTGTTATTAGCTTTGGAGCTGAATATACTAGTGAATTATATACATCAAAACTAATTAGTGGAGAAACATTTAAAGCATTTAAAACCGACGCTTTTAAAAAAGGATTTGTAGGTTGGACTAAAAATAAATTCAAAGCTAATAATATGATAGCTGGTGGCTTAGACTTATCAGGTGAAGGTTTATCTGAAGTTTTTGCTGAGAGCATAGGTAGTAATTTTGTTGATAGATATATATACGGGAAAAAAGACGTTAGTTTATTTCGTAATATTGATGAAGCTTTTATTAGTGGTGTATTTATGGCTGGTGCTATCTATAAGATGCCAGCTATGGCTCACGATGCTATAAAAGGATTTGTACCAACAGATAACCTTAAGGTTTATAATAATAACAAAAAAGAAATTGAAAAATTATCTTTTAATATATCTAACAATGAATTAACAATTCAAGAAATAGAAATTGCAGAAAAAAGAATTTCTAAGTTAGTCATGGAAAACAACAATCTTGTTTCAGACGTAATTACGGTTATTGATGAAATGAGTAATGAAGATAAAAGAGCATTACTAGACGTAGAATTAGAATTAAATGAGGCTGAAGTAGAATTAGATGAAATATCTAATTTAGATAAAATAGATATCATTTCTTTAGATATTCAATCGAAGATTAAAACTAAGATAAAAGATCTTAAAGAAAAAAATAATCAAATAGCAATAAAATACTATAAACAATTAGGTAGTAATAAAGCTAAAATAATAAAAAATCAAGCAAAAAAAATATATGGTGACGAGGTTATAGTTAGAAGCTCTGATAGCTTAGAAGACCTACAGAGACAAGTAGAGCTTGATTTAATAGAAGAATATACCTATGGCTTAGAAGAAGGAACAGAACCTTATGACAAAGCAATTATTAAAGCTAAGTCAGAATCAGAAAAAAGAAGTATAGGTAAAGATGCTTTTATTACAAGCGTTGAGCAAGGTGCTAATAGAGGTAAAGATATAATATATATAAATAATAGTCCTGAGTTAGTATCTATAAATGTTAATGCCGCTGCACATGAGTTTTTACATAAATTACTACAAGCTACTTTAAAAAGTAATCCATCAGCTGCAAGAAAAATATCTGTTAATCTAAAAAGTTATATTGATAAAATAGATAAATCATTGATAAATGATGAAAGTTTTTCTAAAAGACTAGAAAGTTATAGTAATTTTTATAAAGATAAGATTGATAATGTAAAAATAGAAAAAGAAATATTAGAAAAGTTAGAGTCAGCAGTTTATGCTCCAGTAATAAAAGAAAAAATAATAGAAGCTAAGAATAAAATAGCAAGTTTAAATTCAGATTTAGCCGAAGAAACAATGACATTGTTTTCTGATGCTTTAGCAAATAAAAACATTAAGTATGAAGAAAATAGTTTTACAAAAGTAACTGATTCTGTTAGAAGAACATTTCAAGATCTTGGTTATAAAAAAATAAAATTTAATACTGGTGAAGATGTTTTTAATTTCATAAGAGACTACAACGATGCTATTAAGTCTGGTAACTTGGGCAGTGCTTTTATAAAAGTAGGAAAAGAGGGTGTTGAAGGAAAGCTTATAGATACGAAAAGAAAAACTACTAAAAAAACTAGCTCAATTAAATACAGTAAATCTTTTAAAGATAACGTTAAAAGAAAATTTAATAACGTATCTGAAAAAGAAGCATTGCCAGATAGAGATGTATGGCCATCTGAAAACAATGAAAGAAAAGGTAAGTTAGCACTAGAAATTGCAAAATTGTACGAGGGTACTTTAGTTAGTAGCTTAAGACCTGGTCAGTTTGAAATATTAAGAAAAGAAGGACTTGTTGAGGAGTTTAAAGAAGATGCTAAAACTAATTTATCAATACATATACTTAATTTTAATTCAGATAAAAACGATAACATACATGGTTGGATTAACTCTCAAGTAGCTAACAAAGCACAAGATGCAATTAAAGGTCTTGGTATAGAATTAGAAACACTTCCATTAGGTGAAACTGAAAAACAAATACCTGAACAACAGAGTGAAATAACAACACAGGAAAGACAAGAAGAAGAAAAAGCTTTACAAAATACAACATTAAAGCAAAACATATCTGTAACCGCTAAGTCAGAAACAATGACAGAGTTAAGGAGTATAGTTGGTGGTGTTTTAAATGACTTAAACATAGGTGCTAGAGAGGTTGATTCTACAAATAAAGTTAGTGACTTTGTAGCTATATTAAAAGAAAGAATACAAGGTAAAAAACCTGGTACAGCTTTTAAATTATTAAGAAAAGCTTTTAAGGTAGGTAATTCTACCATGCCTCAATACAGAGATAACTTAATAAAAAATAAAGAAGCAATACTAAAAGGTTTAACGACTAGTTATTTATCAAGAGCTTTTCCACCTGCTATAGAAAAAAGAATTATAACTGAAGATGGTGGTACTAAGTTTGTTAAATCTGAAGAGTGGTTAAAGATACCTAAAAAAAATATAGGTAAAAAACCTGGTTTTATAGACATAAGAAGTACTAAAGAAGAAGGTTATGAGGGTGATACTACTGGTAAGCAAGCCATGCGTAGAGTTGAAAACATATCAGAAACTATATCTGATGAGGTTTTTCTAGCTAAGTACATAGTAAATAACAAAGTACCTCAAATGCCATCAGAGATGTTAATGCAACAGCTTGCTGGTGAAATTGGTTTAGATATATTTCAAGAAGAAATAAATAAGTTTGATGAGTTTAATGATGCTTTAGAAAAAGCTGTTTTAAAAGGTGAATCTGTAGAAGAAATAATTAATAGTGACAGATTTAAAATAATTAGCTCTTTCGTAGATAATCAAAAATTATTAAAAAATGTAATTATAGAATCTACTATATCAAACTTAACAAAGCAACTAGAAAGAGGTACAACAAAGTATTCTATGTTTAGTGATAGTGATATCACTAAGTTAAACTTATTCTTTAATGAAACCGCAGAAATAATAAATCAAAAAGACAAATCTCAAAGAAAAATAGATTTTTATAATCTACTAAATGATCAAGATGAATTTATTAAAGATTTCTACAAGCAAGTAGTAAGCGAAGGTTCTATGATAAAAGACAATAGAGCTTTTGGAACAGTTGTTGAAATAGAAAATAATTTAAAGTTTAAGATTGCAGTTCAAGAAAGTGAAGTTGATATAAACATTAATAATGAAGTTTCTTCTTCCAATAGTGTTAAGGGAGATATATTTTTTAATGTAGATGGTAATAAAGATGAAGTTAAGATAATAGAGTCTAAAAGTTCTTTTTTTGATGAATTTAGTGGAGCAACGGCTGGTATAAAATCAAACGGTTATCTTGGTATTAATGCACCTAAATATTTAAAGCAAGGTACTTGGGTTGAAGAAGCACTTAAGGAAATGGGATCACCATCAGATAAACAAGGTGTGCCTTACACTAAAAAACAACAATTATCTGATAAACTTCAAAAACAATTAGATGAAATTATAGAACAAAAAGAGTTTGAATATTTTAAAGAAAACAATAAAATAGCTGATATAATAAATAATATTTTAATTAACGTTAATTCTTCTATAAATGAATTTATAGAAGAGTATAACAATGCTGCATCAAAAATACTAACACCTGAACAATACAAAAATCATAAAAAAACATCTTTAAAAAGAGAACAATTTATATATGATATAGTAGAAAACGATAAAAATGTAAAAAAAGCATTAAGTAAAATAAGCAAATTAGGCGTATTTAAACCAGAAGGAAATACAGAATTATTTAATGCCGTAGAGCAATTGTATGTTAACGCTGGAGTTGATACTATAGTAATAAACAATATATTATATGCTTTAAAAGATGGAATTGATGGTTTGCAAAGAATAAGCATTGGTAAAAATGGAAATCATATTTCTCCTGGTTTAAACTTTCAGTTATATTTAAAAAGAGCAGGAGGTGGTCCTAATGTAACAAAAATAAATGGTAAGAATAATAAAGTTTATGAATTAAGAAGTTACAGCATATCAACAATATTCAAAATACCATCAAAAGATATTAAAATATTAAAAGAAAAAGAAAAAATTAATACTAATAATATACAGAGTGCAGAAGTAGCTCAAAAATTATATAATCATTATTCAGTAAAAAATTCTTTAACTCAAGATGTACCAATGGATCCATCTTTTGTTAACGCTAACTTTGCTAATAAAAAAGCTATAATAGTAGTTGGTGGTATTGGCTCAGGTAAAACAACTATAATAAACAAAATAATTGATAAGTTAAATCTTAAGGAATTAGGTTTTAATATTGTAGATGAAGATGTAGAAAGATCAAGAATACAGCAAGACAAAACTGTAAGTAAAGCTAGTGCTTATCAAAATGCAAGAAAATCTGTTAAAAAAAGATTAAATGATTTATCTAATAATGGAGATGGAATAATATATGATAATGTTGGAGGTAATAGAGATTTAACTACAAAAAAAGTTAATGAATTAAAATCCAAAGGATACGATGTATCAATGATACTGGTTGATACAAATGTTGAAATAGCTAAAAAAAGAGATTCCTCTAGAGAGAGAAGCTTAGGTGAATTTATGGTTGAGTTTAGTAATGGATTAATTGATAGAAGAAAAGACTTGTATGCTAAAGATTTTGAAGGTAGCTTTTCTATAATTAATACAGATAATTTAAATATAAAAGACCCATTACCTAGTAATTTCCTTGAACAAGTTAAGAGTAATATAAAATACTCTTTCAATGAGGAAGAGTTAGATAATAAATTCAACAATATAATACAAGAAACAAAAGGTGTAAATGCTGATAAGACATTTTCAGATACAATAGCTTCTTTAAAAGGCGCAGGAATAGGTAAGTATAAATTTTTTGTACCACCATCTGCAGATGATTTTATGGGTTTAATGTATGCTTTTATGGGTAAAGGTAAGATTGGTGAAGTTCATAAAGACTTTATTGAAGCTGCATTAAATGGACCATACAAAAGAGGTGTTGCTGCTTTAGAATCTTCTAAGCAGAAAATGGAAAATGATTACAAAAAACTCAAGAAAAAATACCCTAAAGTTGCAAAAAAACTAGGTAAAAAAATACCTAATAGTGAATTTACTTATGATCAAGCTATAAGAGTTTATTTATGGAAATACAACAATGAGATATTTAATTCTAAACTAGAAGAAGAACTTGGTTTAACCACTAGTGAGATTAATGAATTATTTTTCACCGTAACAGAAAGTAGAGAATTACAACAATATGCTAGAGGCCTAGGAAAACTAACTGGATTACCAGAGGGTTATATAGAACCTAGTAGAACTTGGTTGTTAGAAACAATAGCTAGTGATTTAAATGATATATCTGATAAGGTAAGTAGAAAAAAGCATTTAGCTGAGTTTATAGCTAATAAAGAAGCCATCTTTAATAAAGATAATTTAAACAAGATTCAAGCTATATATGGTACTACATTTAGATCAGCATTGGAAGATTCTCTATATGCTATGACAAATGGTACTAGCCGTAATTTTGGTGATAATGAAATAGCTAATAGGTTTGCTAATTGGTTGAATGGTTCTGTTGGAGCTATCATGTTTTTTAATGCTAGATCAGCTGCTTTACAGTTAATATCAAATGTAAACTACTTAAACTGGAGTGATAACAATGTATTACAAGCAGCAACTGCTTTTGCTAATCAAAAACAATTTTGGACAGATTTTACTACTATAATAATGTCTGATAAACTTAAGCAAAGACGTAAGGGTTTAAGTACAGATGTTCAAGCTGCTGAACTAGCTAATAGCGTAGCAACTTCTAAAAGTAAGTATAAAAGTGCTTTAAGGTATTTGTTAAGAATAGGTTTTACACCTACTCAAGCTGCAGATGCTATAGCTATATCTTTTGGTGGTGCTGCTTTTTATAGAAATAGAATTAATTCAAAAATTAAAGAAGGTAAATCTAAAGAAGTAGCTGAAAAAGAAGCTTGGCGTGAATTTTCTGATATAACCGATGCAACACAACAGTCAGCTGATGCCGCTATGATATCTCAACAACAAAGAAATCCTTTAACTAGATTTGTTTTAGCTTTTCAAAATACTTCTATGCAATACAATAGAGTTATGAAAAAGTCTTTTTTAGATCTAATTAATAGAAGAGGTAATGACAAAGAAAACATATCAAAAATAATTTACTATGGAGCAATTCAAAATATAATATTTAATGGCGTTCAGCAAGCGATGTTTGCTATGATATGGGGTGATGATGAATCAGATGAAAAAGAAAAACAAAGATTTTTTAATCTAGGCAATGGTATGATGGATACAATTCTTAGGGGTTCGGGTTGGAAAGGTGCTGTTGTTGCTGCTCTCAAAAACACTATAATTAGATACCAAAAAGAAGAGGCTAAAGGTAGTTTTAAAGCTGATCACTTAAATACAGCTATAACATTACTTAATGTTGCACCTTCCATAGGATCTAAATTTACTAAAGCTTATGGAGCTTATAAGAGTAATTATTATGAAAGAGATGTTATAAAGGAAAAAGGTTATTCTTGGGATAGTCCTATATGGATGGTTTATGGAAAAACAGCATCCGCAGCTTTTAATATACCAGCTGATAGAGTTGTAAGTAAGGTAGATAATTTAGTTATGGCTTCTAAAAGTTATACTGAAAATTGGCAAAAAGTAGCATTATTGTCTGGTTGGAGTTCTTGGTCTCTTGGGCTTAAAAATAAAGAGAATGAAATTATAAAAGCTAAGGGTAAAGAACAAAGAAAAATATTGGGCATTGAAAAAGCAAAAGAAACTAGAAGAAAAAATAGTGCTGGAAAAAGAAGAGCAAAACAAATTAGAGATGCTTTTAATAATTAAACAAAACAAGTAATAATAACATTGTACATAACTAAATAACAACATGGCTCAAGAATTAGGATCAGGAACAAATGTGGGGGTTGACGTGGATGGGGATGGTAAGCCTGACTTTCATTTAACACTAAAATCAGTGGCTATGATAGTAGCTGCCGTTTTTACATTAGGTAGCATGTATGTAAAGCTACAAATGGATATAGATGACGCAAAGCTTTTGCCACCAGCTTCTATTGATAGGACTGAATATGATTTAAAACAACAGTGGTTTGAAGATCATATAGATGACTTAGAAGAAGATGTTAAGGATTTACAGCAACACGTAGAAAAACTAAGTGATAAACTGGCAAATAAAAAAGATAGATGAAACTAGAACTAAAAAGATTTAGCGGTCAAAGTGATACAACACTGGGTTTACTTTTCCTTGATGGAGACTTTGAGTGCTTCACATTAGAGGATGAGTATCGTGCTGACAAAGTAAATGGTGAAACTAGAATACCTGCTGGAACCTATAAGGTTGAAAAGCGTGAGGTACTTAGTGGATTAACCGAGAAGTATCGTAAGAAATATCCTTGGTTTGACTTTCACTTTATGCTTCAGGATGTACCAGATTTTCAATATGTATATATTCATATAGGAAACGATGATGATCACACTGACGGTTGCCTTTTGGTAGGTGATTCAGTTAAGTCTAATAGGTTTAATGAAGATAATAACTTAACTAGCTCAGGACCAGCATTTAAGAGGTTATATCAAAAGATGAGTGATGCTGACTTTGTCAGTATTAGCGTAACCGATTGTTGTACTGAGTGTAACTGTACTTGTAACTAATGGCTATCAGGAAAACAACAAAGGGAGCAGGTAGAAACTTTAGAACTACTAAAGAAGGTGCTGGTATGACAGCTAAAGGTGTAGCTGCATATAAGAGTAAAAATCCTGGTAGTAAATTAAAAACAGCTGTTACTGGAAAAGTTAAAGCAGGTAGTAAAGCTGCTGGTCGTAGAAAATCATTCTGTGCTAGATCAAAAGGATGGACTGGTGAAAGAGGTAAAGCAGCTCGTAGAAGATGGAAATGTTAGTAATATGAAATCAAGAGGACTAGGAGATAGTATAGAAAAGTTTACAAAAGCAACTGGTATTAAAAAAGTTGTAAATAAAGTATCTGAAGGACTTAACATACCCTGTGGTTGTGAAGGACGTAGAGATGCAATGAATATTTTATTCCCATATAACAATAAGAAATGAAAAAGAAAGCAAAAAATTCTTGCTGGGCAGGCTATGTAGCCAAAGGCAAAAAGAAATCACCTAGTGGTAAGAAGACTAAGGGTGGTAAAACTAAGATGGTAAACAATTGTGTAAAAAAATAAAGCCGATCGTTATGACCGGCTTTAGTGTTGTGTATAGTATATTAAGTTTTCTATTAGAAAACTTTTTACCTTTAGCCATCACAGCTCAAGCAATCTTCATCCATAGCTTTTTCAGCTATATCTCCACGCAGAACTGATTCAGTTCTCATATAATATAAGGTTTTAATACCTTTCTTCCAAGCCTCAAGATGCACTTTGTTTATAAACTTAGGGTCTGCTACTGAGGGAAAAGCTAAATTCAAGCTAACACTCTGATCTATATACTGTTGTCTAATTCCAGCTTGATTAACTAGTTCTAGTTGATTGATCTCTTTGAATGTTTTAAACACATCCTTGACCTCGAAATCGTTATCACCGACAACTAACCCATCTAGTTCGTCTATGCCCTGTATGGATCCTCCATCAGCTAATATCCTACCCCAAACTCCTTCATTATTTAATTCAAGATCCTCTAAGACTTTTTCCAGAGTAGGGTTTTTACGTATAAAAGTCCCTTTAGCACTTTGTTCAGTAAATACATTAGCAGCCCA